ACAAGTCTAAAACTAGTGGCTAGTTAGAAACGGGTGGTGGTGGGGACGGGCGGTTAGTCTGATTTTATCAAGATTCAATGAGTTTATAGGCTGTAGTGGCGTAGATTATGCATGGCGACAGCAAAAACAGGCAGTTTTTATTTGACAGAGACAGTAGTATTACCGGCAGCAAGTGCTACAGGCACTAGAGTACAAGGCGTTATTGACCTTGGAGCTTATGTTAATGTAGCTACAGGACAAGCAGTAGCTGTAGAATCTGTAGACTTTATATTTCAACTAGGTGCAGATTTTAGCAGCGATGCAGCATCGATGGTAGCTGGCAATGGCACAATTACTGCACAATTGACTGATTTAAACCCAGGAACAGCATTTGTTAGAGCTGACAACCAAAGTTTGATTGCATCTGGTGCCCTAAACATTGACCAAAGTAACAACGTAGCTAGTCACAACTCCGATTTATACCCTGACAACTTTGGGCCAGCTAACCTATCTGAAGCGTTTATGGTTGTCAATGATAGTCTATACTTGGTAGCTGGTAATGATTCAGCTGCAATTGGTTCGCAGCTACTATCAGTAACAGCTAGAATAAAATGCAGAATAGCTAAACTATCTAACAAGGACTTTGTCGCAATTGCTATACAATCGACTGCAAGTGACAACTAAGCATAGGTGTGATACCTATGAAAGTTGAGGGGACTCTCGATGAGTTACGAGCACTATTTAGCGATGTTAAGCGCGCTGGCGTTACTGTTGTTGAGGCCACTGAAGAAGTTAAGCAAACGGCTAAGAAGACTAAACGTAAACTATCAGAATGGCAGCGTTACGTTAGAAACAAAGCTAACCACATCAAATACAAATCAGGACCAAGAAAAGGACGACTAGATTTAGCAGCTATGGCTAAAAAATTTAGGAGGCGTAAGTGATGAAAGGTATTAGAGCACTATTATACGAAAAACTAACTGGTTCAGACACAAAAGCTAAACAAAAAGCAAAAAAAACTACACAAAAAAAAGGCAGGGATAAGTAATGGATAGGTTAATTGTAGCAGAAATACCACAAGTTAGCCTGACTGCTGATTTATCTGGTGGTTGGATAGTTGACCCTAGCTTTTTAACTGATTATGTGGCTGTATCTGGCACCAGTAATACACAATACAAACATGAATCAACCATAGACATGACAGGTTATGTTCTACAAGATATGACAACATACTTTAGACAATCTTTTGAACAACGTGGTAGCTTCGAATCACTACAATGGTCTGCATCAGTAGACAACCCATTGACATCGTTTGGCGCAGCTGTGCTAGAGCATGTATTTGTTACATCTGTGCCAATGCAGGACAGTGACATAGTGGCTGCAGTTTTTTGTGCCCCTGGTTTTACAACGCCAGCTAGCTCTGCGCTAACTTTTGGTAATTTTAACAGAGACCATGTTGTCCACGGTAGATTATATTTGCATGGTATAGATACAACATTAGCAGCTGACGCAGTAACAACTAATGGCGCAGCATATACCAGGATTGTCCAACAACAAGATTTTAGCAGCTTAGAACCAACTGCTGTAGACAAATTGTATGTTTATCGTGTTTTTACTATGGGAGCTAGTGCTTTACTAGGCGGCACTGGTTTAAATCGCATTGATATGGCACCTATGCGTATTATGATGGACGCAATGGCAGAGAAAGAAGAAGACATACCTTACCTAATGCGATTAAAGCGTGGTTACGAATTGGCTAACCAGGTGTAAGCATGTTGTTAGAAGCAATTGATTTTTTAGCACAAGAAATTTTCATTGACAAATCAGTTGAGAGAATAATTACACGTGCTGAAAAATTAAGACCAGGGGCAGGTGTAGTATTAACTAGGGTATATGTTGGCGCTAGTTTAGGTAACATAGTAGGCAAAGAAGCTGGTAAAAGCGCAAAAAAAACCATTGATAGAGGTGGTGTAATAACTGTTTTTGCTGGCACACCTGGTATAGACAAGTATAATCGTAGCGCAATAGGGTCTACTCGTGTTATTTAGTCAATACATCTACACAACATACGTCACATATCCATACAGTAGGAAACGTATCTCTCCTATCCCATACTTCATATTGATGTATATGTCCATCCCAACCGCACATTGCACACCTAACTATCATACTTGCACCCATTTACCTTCCATTTCGCGTTCACATGTTGTGCAATAACACCCAAACCGAGGAGGATGGTCACTAACGCGCACATATTGTGGGTGATCGGGACACCACATGTGATATTCTGTGCGAAATGTGTTACGTTTGTCTTGTTTTAACAGTTGGTCGCGTACAAATTTACTAAAATTAGGCATATTTTTTGCAATTTCATACGTCGTGGGACATAAATTAACCATTTTATGCCGTTTCATCTTTTTCCCTCTGTAACATTAAGTCATATCTATAGTCTACTAATGCGTATTTTAATTGCTGACTGTTAGGGTCATCTTCAATATAAGCCATAATAATTATCGAAGCAGCCACAAATTCATCATAACTAGGTTTCGTCATATATGACGCTAGCGGTTTTTGTATATATATACAGCGGTTGGCTAACGCCAACAAGTCTAAAACTAGTGGCTAGTTAGAAACGGGTGG